AGTCGGGTGTTACTTTAGCTGTTGGTAATAAATACTTATGCAGCTTTGAAATTACAGATTACACAAGTGGACAAATAGTTTTTGCTTGTGGTTCGGGAGGTCTTGGAACAAATAGGTCTGCCATTGGTGTTTATACAGAGGTTATAGTTGCTGGTACTGGAAACATTATATTACTTGATGGTATAGGAGGTACTGGTGCTTTTACTGGCTCTATTACAAACATTTCAGTAATAGAAATAACAGACGATACTAACCTACCGAGAATAAACTACGAGGGCTTTAGTTATCAAGATGCTTTAGGAAGTGAATTGATTACTAATGGGGATTTTGCAACGGATACGGGTTGGAACAAAGGGGCTGGGTGGTCTATTAGCGGCGGAACTGCTAATTGTAACGGAACAACAGCTAACATAGTAAGTAATATACCCATAACACCGTCTATAGGTAAACAAGGGAAGTTAAAATTTGAAATAACTAACTATGTAAGTGGGCAAATAGCTTTAAGTTTAAACGGAACGGGCGGAAGTGATACGGGAATTTTTACCCCCGTAAATGGATTTTATGAATTTGATTTGTTTGGTGTAATGACCGCAACGTCTACATTTATCACTATATATTCTACTGCGTTCATAGGCTCAATAGACAACGTATCTGTAAAAGAATATCTCGGGCAAGAAGTAGTGCCAGATAGTGGGTGCGGAAGTTGGTTGTTTGAACCGCAGAGTACTAATTTTATAATACAATCTGAATTATTTAGTGGTTGGGCTAAAGTAGCTACAAGTGTATTTGGCAATAATATAGCATCTCCAAGCGGAGAAATAAATGCTACAAGGATTGTAGAGAGTGCTACAAATTCTGTGCATTCATTAAGTTTAGGCGGTGTAACAACTGGCAATCAATATACAGTTTCTGTTTTTGCAAAAGCAAAAGAAAGAAGTATTCTCTCTTTTGGTGGTCTTGGCTTATATAGTAACAATGAATTTGTACAATATGATTTAATTAATGGGACTGCTATCAATACGGGAACAACAAACAACGCATCTGTAGATATTAAGGGTTATGGCAATGGTTGGTATCGTTGTACCGCAACATATACAGCAACTGGTGGCTCGGGTTTAGTTATAGCAATGCTTGACCAATTATATACTGGAAATAGCAGCACGGGTGCTGGTCAATTATATCAAGGAGATGGAACAAGTGGTTTATACATTTGGGGCGCACAAGTCGAGGCTTTAAGCTATCCTACATCTTACATACCAACAGAAGGCTCAACAGTTACACGTAACCGAGACTTTTGCAACAATGGCGGTAGTTTAGCAAGTATAAATAGCGGCTCTGGTACTTTCTTTGTTGATTTTAAATATTTAACAGATAACGATTCTTCAAATGCTAATTGGTTTGGTATAGAGTCAGCTACTGGAAATAGCAGAGTATTGTTTTATAAAAGCGCCAATAATAATCAAAGACTATTAATTATAAATAATTTAGATATTGTTTTTACTAATACAAGTTTGTTTAATATAGTAAAAAACCAACAATATAAACTTGCTGTTAGATATGATAGCGGGAATATATCTGTGTACCTAAATGGCACAGAAATTGACACAAGTACAAATACCTATACTTCGCCAATTGAAAATTTAGTTACGATAAGTTTAAACGAGTCAAATCAGGATTTAGGGTGTAAACTTAAATCTTTAGTAGTTTGGAAAGAGGGATTAAGCGATGCAGAACTTGCGGACCTTACATACCCAACACCAACTGATCCAACGTTTGCTTTAGACTTTGATACGATAGCAACTGATTTCACATTTGCAAGAGGCTCTGAGGCTACATACGTAGATGCACAAGGGTTAATACAAAGCACTAATGAGCTAGGACCAGAATTAATTACCAATGGCGATTTTGCTACAGATAGTGACTGGGCAAAACAAGAGGGGTGGACAATAAGTGGAGGTACTGCTAATGCTAATATGATATTAGGTGGTAATGGTAATATATATCAATCTGCATTGGTAGTTGGTAAAACATACGAACTTACTTTTACTGTTTCTAATTACGTTCAAGGATATATTAGAAATGTGTCTCAAACTGGTTCAATACCTTTATACCAAAGTAATGGTACATTTACAGAGACATTTGTCGCAAACAATTCTAATCTTTTTATGAATGCAAACGCATCGGCATCAACACAACTTTCAATAGACAACGTATCTGTAAAAGAATACATAACTGCAACTAACACTCCTAGATTAGATTACTCAACGGGAGCAGAGGCATTTTTACTAGAACCGCAGAGTACTAATTTAGTTTTAAACTCTGATAGTGGTAATTTTAAATCCCCTACACCGCCTTTAACAAATACACTTGCGCCTGATGGCACAAACAACGCTGTTATACCTAACCCAACATCTAATGCTAATAGGTATGAATATTATTTAGCAGGAGGTGCTTATTCAAGTGGTCAAAAAGTTACATACTCTTGGTATAGAAAAAGAATATCCACACCCGCAAACGATACTATAGTAGGAGATTTACAAATACAAGCGCTTGTTAATTTAACAATATTTGAAAGCACTACACAGATACAATCAAATATTAATGGATATGATAGGTTTCAAGTGGTTGTTCAAGTAACAGACGGCTCTTTGTCATCAACATTTAGAGCATACTTTGGCACTGTTATAGGTGTAGGCAATTCAAGTGTAGCTTACTGGGGGCATCAGTTTGAGGCTGGAGGTTACGCTACAAGTATAATTCCAACAGATGGCTCATCAGTTACTCGTAACCAAGAAACTTGTATAAACGCAACACCAGAGATAAACAGCGAGGAAGGGGTATTGTATGCTGAGATAAGTGCGCTAGCAAATGATGGAACTTTAAGAATGATAGTTTTAAATGATGGAACGCAGAGCAATAGAGTAGGTTTGCAATATTCAAGCACAAATAATTTAATTACTGCTGCTTATGATATTGGAGGTGCTGGACAAGCAAGTTTAAATTACACTTTAACTGATGCTCAATCTTTTAATAAGATAGCTTTTAAGTATAGACAAAATGATTTTAGCTTATATGTAAATGGAATTGAGGTCGCAACAGACTTAAGTGGAAATGTTTTACCAGCAAACACTTTAAATAATCTAGAATTTGAATATGGAGATAATAGGTTTTTCTTTTTCGGTAACACTAAAGACGTACAAGTTTACACAAAAGCACTATCAGATGCAGAACTAATAAAACTAACAACATGATGCAAATTTATAAGACTGTATTTGATACAGAACAACAAGGTAAGGACATCCTAATATCCAAAGGGGTATGGAAAGAGGTAACCGAAGAGGGTGTAACAACCATGCAGTTTACAAACGGAACAGCAGCAGTAGTAAACATTGGTAAGGTGGTTGAGACACCAGGGACTTACGGTCCTGATGGTCACGAGATAACACCACCAGTTTATTACCCAGGGTGGGCGTATGATGTAATGTCTAGCGATCTACTTGATTTCGGAACATACGAAGTATTCCCAGGGGATGTAGCAGCACATAGTTTTATGGGTTGGCCAAGAGGTGCAGAAGTGCCTCCTGTTCAGGAACCCGAAGTAGTCGTTATCGAAAAAAAAACAGAGCCAATAGGAGAAAGCGTAGAAAAGCAAAGCGCAGAAGAAAACGAAATAAGGCTAAAGTAAACAAATAATAACATGAAAACCTTTAAGGCAATTATGAATATAGAAGAATTAAAAATATATGGAATAAATGCGCTTGCACTTTTTTCAAGTTTCACTGCCTTAAATGAATTTTTAAAAGTAATATTATTATTAGCATCTATTGTGTATACTGTAGTAAAAATAATTACAATATTAAAAAATAACTTTAATAAAAAAGAGTAATGAAATATTTTACAACATCAGAGTTTGACTCCCCAGATAAACCTGGTAGCGGCTCGTTAATGAGTGAAACCTTACTTGAAATGCTAGACGAGGTTAGGGATAAGTTAGGGAGTCCTATAAAAATAAACAGCGGATATCGAACAGAAGAGCATAACGCTAAAGTTGGCGGTAAGCCAAAGACAGAGACGTCTAAGGGTTCAAGCCATATGTATGGACTGGCAGCAGATCTATCATGCACAAACTCTACGGACAGGTATAACCTAATATTTTTATTACAGGAAACAGGATTTCAAAGAATAGGGGTAGGAAGTACGTTTATTCACGTAGACATAGACTTTGATAAGGCTCAATCAGTAATGTGGACATACTAGTATGGAAGACAATAAAAGAAAAAATAACGGTAAGGGAACTAACGTAGGGAATGCACTTCGTTGGCTAGTTAAACAGGGTAAGAGCGTTTCTCCTGAACTTTTAGACCTAGCTGGTAACATAACAGGGATAAAGCAATTAAACTCATTAGGGACAGCTATACGAGGCGACAAGAATCTTAGTGAGCCAGACAAGAGTATTCTCCTACAGGAAATGGAGAATGACATGATTGAAATGGTTGAGGTTACCAAAAGGCTCTCCATGGATAACGAGCATGCCGTAACAAGGTTAATTAGGCCTGTACTTACTGGTTCTATGTTTATTATGTTTTTAGCTTGTGTATTCTTTGATGGAAACCTAGGTGAGTTTACAATAGACAAGGCATACGTTCCTGTAATACAGTCGCTGTTTGGTACAATGACTATATTTTACTTTGGTTCAAGAGGAATAGAGAAGGTAATGAAGACATTTAAAAAATAGAAAAGAATAATATGTATCTTTGTTAAAAGAATTAAAATAAAAAAAATGGCAAAGATTAGTAACATTTCATCATATCCTGTAAAAACAGATGTTAATGCTAAAGATTATTTAATTGGTACAGATGGTGTAACTACTAATCCTCCTTTACAAACAAAAGTATTTACGCTCGCTGATATTGCTGAGTTTGTTCAAAATCAAACAACTGTAGATACTTCTAATCCTTTTTTAGTAACTGCTAGTTCAGGAGGTTCTTCCTCTTACTCTTCAAGCAAAAACACAATATACGCCACTTGGACAGGTAGTAATGGAACTTACGAATTAACACTACCATCAGCAACAAGTACTCCTTATAGAATAATAAGACTTGTAACAGATGGAACTCTAAATGCAAGTGATAAAATACATGTATTAGGACCTGGAGCAGAAACTGTAAATGGTGCTAGTTTTTATAATGTAAACAAAGCTTATAACGGAGCGCAATTTTGGTCTGATGGTTCAAATTGGATTGTAATACAAGCAGTATCATAGTATGGCAAAAATAAGTAACACAAATAGTTATCCTAATCAAGATCCAGTAAATGGAGATGATTATGTTATTGGAACACATGGAAGTTCATCTCCAACCCCTTTGCAAACAAAAACATTTAAATTTGATGATATAGCAGAGTTTATTGGAAATTCTTCTTATGTTGGCGGTATACAAATACCTACACCTCAAATGTGGGTGTATAAATCAGGTAATCCAAATCCATATCAAGCCGCTGGTGCTACCCCACTATTAATGCAAAGAGCTTTGTGCATTAGTGTGCCTACTCAAATTGACAAAAGATGGTTAGATAATAACCCAAGGCTTTTTTTATTTAGATACAGACCGTCAAATAATTTAAACACTTATGGTACTCCTAACAAGCGTGGAAATTATGTTCACCCTTCTCATTTAAATGGTGGATATATACAAACAAACTTTCCAGGAAGCAATTGGTGTTCTTCGCCTCAATATAATACAGAATCAGGGAACATTTATTTATTATCTCCAATTGTTACGGAATGGAACTTTAACGGGGATTTAAAGTATGTACAAAAAAAACAAAGTTCACCGCTTACTCCAGGAATTCCTATTACGGATTTTAAAACCGTAAACAGCACAGCTTATGTAGAAGTGCCTTTAAATCCACTACAATTTTTATACGATAAAGACCCTGGCCAAACTCAAGTCCCATTTACTTCGTTTCCTGTAACTATTAATAACGACCTAGGTTTTAGGTGCTTGTTAAAAACAGGGATTGACCAAGTTAGATTTAATACAAATACTCCTTGGAATGGAACAAGCAAGTCGAGAAAAGCATATTTTAAGTTTGCTATAGGAATACCAAACCCTACTTGGACAAATACAAATAAACAAAATCCATACATAATGGGGGATTTATCAGACGCAATTACATTTCAATACCAGAGCGACCTGAGTGGGACATCAGAAATACAGGCCTATCAAATAGCTCAGGGACATAGTTCTATGATTTCAAGAACTGTAAGTTAACATAAGTGCAAGCAGTGGTTTGAGCCTTAGCTAGTCTAAGGCGTGGTTCGCTCCTTGGATAGTCCAAGGACTGGTTTGCTGCTTGCTTCTAACAAAGTACCTCTGTTGATTCGGAGGTATTTTTTTTTGCTTATATTTGTTGTAAATTAAATTAAATGGAACAAATAAGAAAAATATCAATAGGTGCTGATTATAAGTCAGGCGCTATGCATTATATTGTAAATCAAGAGATATTTGGTGGTACTCATTTGATTCATTTAATTAAAAAAAATGAATCAAATCAATCACTAACTATTTTTATTGAAAACAAAAAGGGAGAAATATTTCTTTGGAAAGAATTTAATCCTTCTATGCCTGTTTCAATTGAGTACAATATATATTTTGAATGAAATCACCTTTTTATTTTATAGTAAAACCTAAAGACGATAGGAGATACGACAACACCAAAAAGATTGGTAACATAGACTTTATTACCAGCACTTCAAAAGAAGACCACACTGCATCCAACAGATACGCAATAGTCATTGAGACTCCAATAAACTATAATGGTCCTGTTCAAATAGGAGATACTCTTTTAGTTCATCATAATGTTTTTAAATATTATAATGACATGAAGGGTAGAGAGAAAAGCGGAAAGAGTTTTTTTAAAGATGATTTATTTTTTATAGACAACGATCAATTTTTTATGTACAAAAATAATGATACTTGGAATTCACATTCTAAATATTGTATGATTAAGCCTGTAAAAAAAGAAGACTACTACCTAAAAAGCCACGAAGAAGAAGAACCATTAATGGGTCTAGTTAAATACTCAAACAAATACTTAATTAGTAAGGGTATTAACAATGGAGACAAGGTTTCTTTTAAACCTGAAAGCGAATATGAGTTTATGGTAGATGGAGAAAAACTGTATAGAATGTTTGACCATCAAATAACTTTAGCTATATAATATGGACGTAAATAAAATTAAGTTAAAGATTATAAAAGCAGGGGAAAAAGCAGTTAATGAATTAATAAAGGTTGCTGGAGAAGATATTATAAAATACGGGGAAGATGATGAGTTGGCAGCAGACAAGCTAAAGAATGCAGCGGCTACAAAAAAGCTGGCTATATTTGATGCTTTTGAAATACTGAGCAGAATAGAATTGGAAAAGAATGAAATTGAGGGAGTTAGTAAAGAAATAAAAAAACCAAAAAGAGGATTTGCAGAAGGAAGAGCAACATAGCTTAATTAAGGAATTAAATAATTTTATTCCTAAAAGTGTTATAACCACTAAAAACAAAGGTAAGGCCTGGGTTTATGGTTATAATGAAAAGTATGACTTTATAGTTATATCAAAGACTGGTCAGATTCAAGACATAGTTGAAATTGAAGGCTTAAGGATAGGACTGCCAAAGCCTCCTGAAAAAATACATTCAAGAAGCAAAGAAAAGAAAGAACAATACTGGGAACCTTTTGACTACCCCAAAGTATTGCATAAAATTAAATCTATATTTCAATGGCATAACACATCATTATCTTTTAAGAATGAATGGGTAGATTACATTGAACAGGAATTCGACAGAAGAGAAGATGGCTTTTGGTTTATGAATAATGGTGTTCCTACATATATTACAGGATCTCATTATATGTATATTCAATGGACTAAAATAGATATTGGGCTTCCAGAACATAGAGATGCTAACAGAGTATTTTATTTACACTGGGAAGCATGCAAAGCAGATAAACGAAGTTTTGGTCAAGACTACCTAAAAATAAGGCGTTCAGGATTTTCTTATATGGCTAGTGAAGAGGCTAGTAACATAGGAACAATAAGTAAAGATGCTAGGATAGGTATTTTGTCTAAGACAGGAGCTGATGCTAAAAAAATGTTTACAGATAAGGTTGTTCCAATTGTAAATAATTACCCTTTCTTTTTTAAACCCGTACAAGATGGTATGGATAAGCCTAAGACAGAACTAGCGTTTAGAGTACCTGCTTCTAAGATTACTAAAAAGAATATGTATCAAGAAGACGAATCAGTTGTTGAGGGATTAGATACATCTATTGACTGGAGAAATACAGGGGATAACAGTTATGATGGGGAAAAATTAAAGTTGTTGATTCATGATGAATCTAAGAAATGGGAGAAGCCAAATAATATTTTAAATAACTGGAGGGTTACAAAAACGTGTTTGCGTTTAGGTAGTAAAGTTATTGGAAAATGTATGATGGGTTCTACCGCTAATGCATTAGAAAAAGGTGGGGACAATGGTAAAAAATTATACTTTGATTCTAAAGTCAATAACAGAAACCGTAATGGACAAACTAAGAGTGGTTTGTATAGTTTGTTTATTCCAATGGAATATAACATGGAAGGTTTTATAGATAGATATGGAATGCCTGTATTTAGAACTCCAAAAAATCCAATAATGGGTATAGATGGAGAATACATAAAACAAGGCGCTGTTGATTACTGGGAAGCTGAAGTAGATAGCTTAAAGAATGACCCTGATGCATTAAACGAATTTTATAGACAGTTTCCAAGAACTGAATCTCATGCGTTTAGAGATGAGAGTAAGCAATCATTGTTTAATTTAACTAAGATATATCAGCAAATAGATTACAATGATTCTTTAATAAAAGATAGGTTTTTAACAAGAGGTTCTTTTTCATGGAAAGACGGTGTAAAAGATACTCAGGTTATATTTAGCCCTAATCAAAAAGGAAGGTTTTTAATATCTTGGACTCCAAACAAACAACTACAAAATAATTACAATACAAGAAACGGACTAAAACTTCCTGGCAATGAACACATGGGTGCTTTTGGTTGTGATAGTTACGATATATCAGGTACTGTTGGTGGTGGTGCTTCTAATGGGGCGTTACATGGACTAACAAAGTTTCATATGGATGAAGGGCCTATTAACGAGTTTTTTCTAGAATATGTGGCTAGACCTCAAACAGCAGAAATGTTTTTTGAAGATGTATTAATGGCTTGTGTTTTTTATGGAATG